CGTACCAATCAGCGATTCCTCCGTCTGTTTCGCCGCAATAACAAACACCGCATTGCTTTCACTAATCCGGATTTCCTCCAGGCTCCCTTCAAAATCATGACTGATTATTCCTTTTATCATCTTGCAATCTCCTTTTAAATCCCTTATACTAAGGTTGTAAATAATTTTTAGTTACCTGGACTTCGGACGGCTCCACCCGTCTGGGGTCCATCTTTTTGTAATCTTTCAATATATAAACCTGTTCATCGGCAGGTAATGCAGGGTCATTGATTGCGCGTCCCATACCGTTAATAATGCAGATGGAAGCATATTCTTCTCCATATTCCTCACACCATTCATGTAGCAGGTCCACAATGGCCTCTAAGTCATCCTTCTTTTTCATTGTCCTAACACCTTCCTACTCTTTGACATAGACAGACTTGGTATCGTTGTCATATACCAGCCGCAGCGCGTTGCCGATGTCATCCTCTATCATAGCCTCGTTGCCATCCATGCCCAGCTTGATATAATGCATGTCCAGTCCGATGGAACGGCACCAATCCCTGACCGCCAGCTCCGAAATGCTCTTTATGTCTCCAAACATTTCTCCTCACCTCCTTTCTATGCAAATATCAGCTCATACTTTGGTTGCTCGCTCTTGTACTCAACCATCGCGTAGAAATAACCATGGTCGTGATACAATTTAGGAATCCTGTCATCATTATCAGCACAACCAAAGCCACTTGAACATCCTTCATTCTGCTTATACTGTTCCCAAAGAGCATCTGCCAGAAGGCTGGACGCTTCCCTACTCCTTGTTAAAAATACTTTATATGTTTTCATCCTCATATCCTCCTCTCACAGTCTCACGCCCATGGCCGCCGCCATGACCACGATAGATACCATCCACATCCCCAACAGCCAGATAACCGCCGGTACAATCCATTTAGCTGCCATCATGATTGGGCCGTCCCGGCGTCTCCTGCACCGACGGAAGGTCACCATACGCCTGTGCCCCATGATATTGGTCATCACCGCAGTGGCCGGTCCCACAAAATCCACACGCCAGCCGGGATACTGGACTGCTGCTCTGGCGCGGATGCGATGCTCCGCAAACGTTTTAGCTCTCATTGGCTTGTCTCTCCTTTCTACGCTTGTCCTCCATGGCCGCCCTTAGGCGGTCTTTCTCTTCCTCTGAAACCCCAGTGGAAGCATTAGATTGTCCTGCAGCGCATAGGCAATGCGCCGTTTTTCTTCATCAGTCAGTGATTCCATTGGAACATCCTGGCCATCAATTTCTATGTATTTGAATACTTTCAATTTCTGCACTATCACCACCCCTCCCTGGTAGATTGTATGCGGTACCGGTTGTACTTGTTTCCTTCCTCTCATAGTCCTTGCACGGATACCACCGTGTCCGTTCCGGGCACTGGCTATGCCGACAGGTCTTGCAGGTCGTGTTAATATGTACCGCCTCCATTCCTACGCTACCCCGTATTTGATGGCCATTTCTTTTACAATGGCGGTATAACCCTCAATCAGTTTCTTATCCTCCGCTATGATATCCACCTGTGATAACTTGTCCCTCTTGGATTTACACATGCCCTCGTCCGCCATTCGTCTGCGTTTATTGGTAAGGCGCTGTTTCAGGCTTACGCCCATCCGCTTTTCTAAGAGCTCGTAACTTTCTGCCCGTACCTGCTGAAAGGCTGTCCCGCCACCCAACTCCTGAGCTATCTTATTGATTAAGTTCCGTGTATCATCCCGCCACGATGTGGTGTCCAGTGATACTACGTCCCGGATGCTTTCTATCCGGTCAGCATTTTTCTGGTTGGCTTCCTTAACTTCTGCCAGTTCTGCCGCCTGTCGCTTCTGTTCCATTTCCATGTTGATAAGAAGGCGAAGCTCTGGGGACATCTCTTGCAATCGAAGAACCATTTCCTTGGCCTTGTCCTCTACCTTAGTGAAATAATCCCTGGCCTGTTCGCCCCGTTCATTCTTCTGTGTCATGGAGAGCTTTTTTGCAAAACGAGCGGTAAGCTTATAATCTTGTGTGGGTCTTCCACCTTGGGGGTTTTCGACATCTGAGTCGAAAACCCAATAATCTGTATTTTCCTCAGCAAACTCATTACCCGTGATATTGCAGCGACACCATCTTGCGTATTGGCTTTTATCCAGCTCCAGAAACTCATACAGCTTCTTTGCTGTGGTCATCCCGTTCTCATCAATCCCCAGAACAATCTCGATTGGGGTTAACTTTGATGTATCAATGGTCGTGTTCAATAAATCATTCATTTTATGTATCCTCCTCGAAAAGTTCAATATTTTGAACTTTTGGTTTAAAAAAAAATGATGGAATATCTTTATCAGATAGATTGAGCAAGGTCATTGCTTTGCAAATGTCTGGCTGTTTCCATGCCCTAACGCCATTCATTTTTAGTGAAAGCGTTCTTTCTGACCAACCCATTGCAGCCGCAAAACAAGCTTGCGTTCCAAAAAGCTCTATAATTTTTCCCCGCAATTTACTATAATCAAATGCCATGTGTATCACCTCCTCTCAAGTTAAATATTTTGAACTACCCATATGATAACATCTCTTTTTTTCATTGTCAATACAGAAGTTCGATTTATTTAACTTTTTAGTTTTTTTTGTTGAACTATTGTTTAATTTATGTTATAGTAGAAAACAGAAAGGCGGTACTATTTATGAAAGAAGAAAACACTGCTATTCGATTAAAAAAACTAATGGACACAAGAGGTCTTCGTCAAGTCGATATACTGAACTTAGCGATTCCGTACTGTGAAAAGTATGATGTTAAAATGAATAAATCGGATATTAGTCAATACTGCTCTGGAAAAACAGAGCCCAATCAGAATAAATTATTTGTCTTAGGTGCTGCACTTAATGTAAATGAAGCATGGCTCATGGGCTATGATGTTCCCATGGAACGGCGCTCTTTAAACTTTCCTACTACGCCTGATGATTGCCCCTTCAATTCTGCCTTAGCTAAATTGCGGAATAATGATTACAATCTAACCAAAGAAGAACGCGAGACTATCAAAGAAGAATTGCCTAAATTGATGGAAAGAGCCGCCAACGCTTTCGACGGTCTTCATCGTAACGTATCTGATTTATATGATAACGAACGAGCAAGACAGTTGTTTAAAAGCTTCAGGGCATTAAATAGTGTGGGACAAGATAAGGCGTTCGAGCAGATAGCCTTACTAACTAAAATACCGGAGTATCAAAATACAGACGCCGAAAGCATCTGCAACGTTGGCATTATAGAATTTCAGCCTCACCGCAACAGCGACCTGTTTGTCATTCCTTACTACCGCGGCGGTGTGTCTGCCGGAACTGGAATTTTCATATTAGGAAACGAAGCCGAAGATGATATAGAAATTCCTAACATTCCAGATTACCAAGGCGCAGACTACGCCCTGGATGTAAGCGGTCACAGTATGGAGCCTGATTATATGGACGGGGATATTGCATTGGTGAGCCAGACCATGGAAATGGAAGTAGGGGACATCGGCATATTCGTTATAAACGGAAGTGCCTTTATCAAGGAACTTGGTTCCAAAGAACTTATATCACGTAACCATGAATACCCAAATATACCGATTCACAGTGATGACAATGTCGTTTGCATGGGAAAAGTGATTGGAAAATTAAAAGATTAAAAGAAAAGCTCTTAATAAGAACGTTATTAATTTGAGAGCTTATAGTCTAATATATAAAAGAAAAGAGGAAGAGTATATGAAGAAAACTTTTTTTGCAATTGCACTGGCTACCATTACATTGATGGCCTGTGGCGGAAAGACAGATGCTACATCGGACTTATCAGGTACATGGACATCCGAAAAATCAGGTGATAGTTACCAGGAGGCCATAATCACTGATAATTACATTGAAATTAATTGGATGTCAAAGGACAGTAAGTCATTATACTGGGCCGGTTCTTATGTTGCCCCAGAATCCGCAGTGAGTGAATATTCATGGACATCGGAAAACGATAAAGATAAGACTGGCTCCGCTCTACTCGCATCCGGCGATGATACGAAAGAATTTACTTACAAAGATGGCGTAATCAGTTATGATGTTTCCGCTATGGGAACAACCACCACCATGAAATTAACTAAAGCGGAATAAATAAGCAATAAACCCTGGAGCAGTGAACTCCCAGAGTTTTTTGTATAGGAGAATTATTTTATATTGGCATAGCCAAAACTAAGGAGGGTTTGCTATGAGAAAAACCAAATTAATTATTGCCACACTTGCAATATCCATGCTATTGAGCAGCACTGCCTTGGCCGGAACCTGGACGCACACCCATGAAACCGAATGGGGCATCAATACTTATGATGATCTGTGGTTTTACGTCAAAGACAGTGGGGAGTATGCAGAAAACGAATGGATTCAGGATGAAGACGGTACATGGTATTGGATTGATGATGGTGGTACACTGCCCTCATGGGCTGGTGTGGCAACCGATGGCAGCCTTTACGATTCAACCGGAAAATATATAGACATGACCATTGACGGCAGAAAATATGCAACTGAAGAACTATATAACCAGCTCCAAGAAGGTATGACTTATGACCAAGTTATCTCCATACTTGGCAAAGAGCATGAAATTACTAATGCCGAACGCCGCCAGATTGGAAGTCAAACCTACGACTATTTGCAGGTCAGATGGTACTCTCAAGATGCAGAATCAAAAATTAGAATAACCTTTAAAAACGGTCTCCTTCACGCACGGCATGGGGATTGGCAATATTAATAACATAAATAGCAAAAAGCCCCAGGAGCTACCAACTCCCAGAGCTTTTCACATAGATTTCTCTTACCGGACTGCTCCGGAAGATATATTACCTTAAGCAAGTAAATTATATCATTCCTGGAGCGTCCTGGCAAGGGGCGTATTTTTTATACCCTTTTTTCAAAGCCCACCAAAATCTTACAGGCTGTAATATGGGTTATAATATGGGCCGAAATGTGGATTGAAACGTCCTCCAAACTCATATACATGATAGGAACAGGAGATGATATAATGCCAGCAACACCACTAGAAATCGGCGCCGCCTACGTTCGTGTCAGCACAGACGATCAGACGGAGCTGTCTCCGGATGCCCAGATACGCGTCATCATGGACGCTGCCAAGGCGGACGGTTTTATAATTCCCAAAGAATACATATTTATTGAGAAGAAAGGAATCTCCGGCCGCAAAGCAGACAACCGGCCGGAGTTCCAACGCATGATAGCCATTGCCAAATCACAGAAGCCGGCCCCATTTAAGCGGCTCTATCTCTGGAAGTTCTCCCGGTTCGCCAGAAACCAGGAGGAAAGCACCTTCTACAAAGGCATCCTGAGAAAAAAATGTGATGTAGAAATTAAGAGCGTATCGGAACCCATCATGGAAGGCATGTTTGGCCGGCTAATCGAAACCATAATAGAATGGTTTGACGAATATTATTCCATCAACCTCTCCGGCGAGGTGTTGCGCGGTATGACGGAAAAGGCCCTCCGCGAAGGCTACCAGGCCACCCCCTGCCTCGGCTACCGGGCTGTGGGGGAAGGCAAGCCTTTCGCCGTGGAGGAAAAATCATATGCCATCGTTGAATATATTTTCCAGACCTACCATAGCGGGAAGGATATGACCGCCACGGCCAGGGCCGCCAATGCCAGAGGATACCGGACCCGCCGCGGCAACCTATTCGACCGCCGGGGCATTAACCGGATTCTTGCCAACCGCTTTTATATTGGCGAGGTCATATGGAACGGGTATTCCTTCCAGGGCACCCACGAGGTACGTTCCTCCGTTACCTCCCTATTTGACGATGTTCAGAAGCGGATTGAAAAGGAATACCGGCCCCAGAAACGCCGGGAGGTTTCCAACAATGTCCACTGGCTTTCCGGTCTGCTCAAATGCAGCATATGCGGCGGCAGCCTTGGCTTCAATCGTTCCAATGACCAGAAGAAGCGGCCTGACTTCTTCCAGTGCTGGAAGTATGCAAAGGGGATGCATCCGGGTTCCTGCTGCCTGGCCGTACACCTGGCGGAAAAAGCTGTGATTGAATCTCTGGAGGAAGTCCTTGAAACAAATGAACTGGAATATGAATACATCCAAAAAACCGATGATGCTGTAAACGCCGAAGAAGTCGCCATTCAGGAGGCCCTTGCCCGCTTAGAAGTCAAGGAGCGGCGTATCAGGGAAGCTTACGAGAATGAAATTGACACCCTGGAGGAATATAAGCAGAATAAGCTCCGTCTGAGGGCTGAAAGGGAAGAACTCATGGCTGATGCCGAAAGACTCCGCAGGCAGGCAGAACAGTCTCCTGCCAAGGTTCCAAGCAAGGAAGATATCATGCGCCAGATTGCGCATGTGCATGAGATTCTGGCAGACCAAAATATCAGTTATGAGATAAAAGGGAATGCCCTCCGCAAGATAGTCAAAGAGATTGTTTTTGACCGCGGCAAAGGGCATTTACATATTCATTTTTATATATCATAGGTTATTGCAGTCCGGCCCGCCATACTGACTCATTATAAACTGAGCCATCTGGGCATTGGGCTCTTTGATATTAACCGGAAATTCCA